GCTCATCTAATGTCATATTACTAAAAACATCATATATTCTATGAAATCCTGTACGTTGTAAATCAAACAAAACGTGTTTGTATAGAGAAAAAAATCTTTCATGTCTTTGTCTCTTAACCGCAATAACCGGATACTCATTACCAAATTTGTTTTGTAAATCTGTAATTGATTCATGTCCATGGTAGATGTAATCCATTATTTTAGACTTATCAATTGAATTAAAATCAATATCTAAATTAGATTTTTCCCATTCTCCGTTGAACGTTTGTAAACTTACATCGTTAAGAATACATGAATAATTAAATGCGGTCGATGCACATCTCGGTAAACTTAAATAAATGAATTTATTATCTACTAACATTATAATATCGATTGTTTAATTGTTTTACTTGGCCACACATTCAGTGAATATCTAGTTCCTTTTATCACCTCGTCAACTGAATGGACTATATTTGAATCAAATATTAATACACTTCCTGTTTTTTTAGGTGTGGTTTGATTGGTCCCATCTGTGATATATTTAACATCTCCACCTTCATAATCATCATTAAGTTGGATAATAAAAGTAATTGTTGCTCCGTTTAATATTTCATGATTATCGGGGTGCCAATCTAAAAAATCACCTTCTCCATATCTGTTAAATGAATATTTCGGTACTTTAATATAATTTATACCATTGAATGGGTTTAAGTTATTCGACAATTCTACAATCTTATTTGTCAAATTTTTTAATATGTCATTTTCTAATAGTTCATCATAAAAATAACAACCCATTCTTTTGTTACCACCATAACTTACATTCTCTTCGATAAGTTTACCGTTCACAATTAATGATGATTTCATTTGGATTAGTCCCACGGATTCCCCTAAAAGGATAATCTCATCACATTCTTCTTTTGTTAAAAAATTCTCAATATATTTTACAAACATTATATTAATGATTTTTCTTTTTTAATAAATTCAAATCCGACGTTTCCCGCTAAAACTATTCTATCATTTGTCGAATCAGGGGCGTTGTTTGGTGAATGTGGCATATCGGCCTCCATTATTATAAAATCATCCTCTTCGGGTCTAATCCAAAACTCTTGATTGTCTTTACCTTTAAAATACAGTACACCATCTTCACCATTCATTACATCGGGCATTTGAATATAATATACATAAGTGTAATGTGGTATAAAAGTTTTACTGTCTCTATTAATATCGGTGTGAACATGGAATTTATCAACACCTTTCAATTCCTCATGTCGAAATTGTAGTTGTACCGGGTTTTGTGATCTTACAACATTAACCCAAGAGTCGGTGTTTATTTTATTATAAGGTATATTTTTTTCCCCATAGAGTTCTTTACAAAGATTTATACCTTTTTGAACCACGTAATCTAAATTTGTTTCAACCTCAATTTCACCAATAAAATTTAAATTATTATTCCATTCTTTCTTATAACCGAACCCGTCCGTTTTTACATCCGGCTGAGATTCTATAACCGAATAAGCCTCTTTTAAAAATAATGACTTTTCATTTAACTTATTTAGTTTTGTTTTCCAAATATATGTGGTCTCATCGAAATATACCTTTTCCATATCTCTTTATATTAATGAATTACTAAATTTTTTCGAATTTTTCTTATAGATTGTGTTATAACTATAAAACCCAAAAACTAAACTACGACTATCATCCACAATGTTTAATGCTGATTTAATTTCATCGTTTGATTTAACTTTTAATTCACCGTTTCTATTCACCAACTTTAATAAGTTATCAGGAACTTCTACCGTTTTTTGGTCTATCCAAAATTTAGTATCATCTCTATCACACATATATTGATACTTGATGAATAATAAATTTTGTTCATTTAAGTGATTAAAATAGTCGTTAAACTCATTTTTATTAATAGGATTAAAATCAAATTTTTTTAATTTCCTCAATAACATAATTGACGTTAACATAGATGTTGCCTCAAGTGGTTCTAAAAATGACGAGGATAGTCCGATAGCTACACAATTATTAACCCAAGAATTTTTATATGTACCAGGATTAAAGTTAAATTTTTTCACTATTGTAATTTCCTCTCCGACGTAATCCTCAACCTCTTTTTTTGCTTCAATATCATTAATGTAGTTCGAGTTGAAGGCGTATCCACAACCCCATCTGTGTTGTAGTGGTGCATTCCACATCCAACCACACTTCATCCCTATAGACTTGGTTGTGGTTTCGGACTCATGATTTAAATTATCTTTTTGTGGTAGGAAAAAAGCAATTGCCGAATCGATATTAAGGTATTTGTTATATGAAATCCATTCTTGATTATACAATTTACCAATAATTAATCTCGCAAAACCACTACAATCAAATACAAAATCAGATTGTACTTTAGTTCCATTGGTCAACAATATTTCATTTACATCTCCATTTTCTAATTGATTAAATCCAATTACCTCTGATTCAATATGTTTAACACCTCTGTTTAAACTTATATTTTGTAAATAATCCGCAACTAATTTTGCGTCGAAATGGAATCCATGTAATGATTTTGGTCCACCGACAAATGGGTGTACCATATTTTTACCATCTCCTCTCCAATTTACAAATTCATTACCAATTTTTATTGTTGCTTTAGTTTTTATTATAAAATCAACTTCATCAATATCTAATCCCATTAAAAGATCGGGGAAATTAGTTGTACTTGATTCACCGGCACCAAGTATTCCAATATTAGAACTTGAAATCAATGTAACATTAACACCTACCCAATTTTTCTCTATAAAAAGTGATGTTAACCACCCAGCAGTACCACCGCCAATAATAACTACATTTTTCATTTTATATTCTTTTCTTTTCTTAAACCAAACTTAATCCACTTATACCATATTCTCTCGTGTAGATAGTATTGGATGGGTTTATAAACTAATTCAGCAACCCCAAAAGCAGCACCTACTTTAATATCACCACTTACCCACCACATTATACCAAACCCAATTAAGGTAGATATAATACGATACGATATTGTCTTAGCTATGTGTCTTTTTCTTTCTACTATCATTATCCTTTATTTTCATCGTAAGTGACTGTTCCGTCTGGTTTCATGTGACCAGTTCGAATTGCAGTACCACTGATAACAGCAACATCAGCAGGTGGTTCATGATAGATTACATCATAACCAACACCTCTACCATAGTTGATACTTTCAATGTCGGGAATGATTGAGATTAATACTCTATTAAAATTATCTTTAAAAAAAGGTTCATTGGATAATTCATGTAAGATTTGAATTGCGGTTTTAGGGTTGTTCTCATCTTGCGGAACATCTCGAATTGCCACCCAAACATTTTTACCTTTTTCTAATTGTTGGTTGATTAACCATTCGTGACCTTTGTGCCAATTTTGCCAACGGCCGACATACAATGCATACTTTTTACTCATAAATCTATTCTTTTAATTAAATCAATAAATGACTCTACGTCAGATACGTTTGTTGTGTCCACATCAACGTAATTCTCTTCAGGTTTTTCGTAATCGGCAACGTGAAAATTCTCACGACCTCTTTCTTCTGTGGTATGAACGTAAATCTCAACCGCCTCAGATTTGTCTTTAAATTCTTCTCGTTGGTCTCTGTAAGGTGAAACTAATGATACAACAACATCATGACCCTTTTCATTCATGAAAAGAGCAATGTCTTGAGCTCTCTCGATGTTCTTTCTTCTACCCGCTTCGGAATAGTCTTTATTTTTAAAAATGTCTCTCAAATCATCACCATCGATATGGAGGACTTTACTAGTGTTCATTAAAAATGCCACTAAATGTTTTGCTAATGTGGTCTTACCTGCACCAGGCTGACCTGTAAACCAATATATCATAGAATATAATATAACAAAAATATTCTAAAAAGTCAAATTAAATTGTTTCTTTAAGTAATTCGAGTTCTTTTTGTAGTTCTTTGACTTTGGTATCTCTAAAATTGGTGTCTGTTTTGTAATAATACTTCTCTAACCATACATGATAGTAATCTAAATTTTCCACGTGATCAACTCTATTAGGGTCTTTAACCCAGAATAATCCTTTACCAGGCAACTTAGGTCCTAATACAGGTAATTCAGGATATGACATGTATAATCTGTTTTCAATTGTCTCAACTTTAGATTTACATTTTCTCACACTATATCCCATAATCCCTTGGTCTGCCAATAACCATAACCATTCAGGAATCTCATCATATTTTCTAGTTATAATATCCAAATGTTTTTTGAGATATTCATCCCTAAGTTTATCACTATTCATCAATATGAAAGACGTGTTAGGCATCATCATATTTTGTGAGAAATCGGATATTCCCCCAATTTTATCTAACTGATATTCGAATACAAAGAATTCTCCTCGTTGTATTTCCCATTGTGTGTGAACTAAATCATAGTTGTTTGTCCATGATGGTAGATAACCTCTAACAATGAAATCTAAATCTAAAAATAGATAAGGTGTTGGTTCATTACCAATCACAATTGATTTACCAGTTGTCCAAAATCTACCAGGATTAACTTCAGGATATTCTTTATTAAAGTTTTCCAAAGTATCCACATCAATTTCATCCCATAAATCTAACATTCCTTTTTTTCGGTAAAATTCATACCCAACATTGTCAGTGTATAATTTAGTTTGACCTATGTATTTCTTCGCACTTCTAACCGCAACTTCTTGTATCAATAACTCATAATCAACGATGTCATATTCATTGTCAGGTAAATCAAACATCTTAAGATGGTTATATCCTTGAGCATCCTTTTTATGGAAAAAGGGTGCCGTCCAATTAACAAATATTGCTTTCATATAAACGTATTCCTATATTATAATGTCCCTCTTCGTTGGGATGTTTATCGGTTCTCATAACTTGAGTGGGTTTGGTGTCACCTAAGGTCCATTTATTTTCATCAACCCAATTCATTATTGATAAATTGTTCTCATCGGAACTTGTTGGGAAGTTAATAAAGTGTTCAGTTCTAAATGGTTTAAAGTCATTATCTAAACATAGAATTCTATACTTGATTCCAACTTTACTCAGTAAGAAACTTAACGTATTGAATACTCTATGGTATTTGTGATATATTGTATGAGGTGCCCAATGATTCATGTAATCACATAGTAATATAAATTGGTCATTTGTAATTGGGAATCTGTCTCTACCTCCTGAATACTTGTTCATTAAATCGAACATTAGATTCAAATCTCTAGTTAATCCGGCACTTGTATAATAAAAATCATTATTGATTTTAAATCCTTCTCTAGTGCCCGCCGTAAATTGATAAATTATTAAATCGTTTTTTTCGAATCGATTCATGTTCTGTGTTAATCTATTAAAACATTCTTCGTGACACATCGCACTTTCCGCAAAGTTCTCATAATCCACCCCCAATTTTTCTGAAAGAACTCCTGTATAAGTTTCATTCATTTGGAGGTAGTGATCTGTCGAAAAGGAACATCCGAATGTCCATATTTTATTGATGGGTGAGGTAGACATTTTTTCTAATTAAT